CAACAGTTTCCAGAGTACCAGAGATAGTAATACCTTTAGTAAAGATCTGTGTACGGTTGCCAAGGCGAGTAACAACTGGAGAAGTGCTCAACGCAAAGTCTGAACCTTCAGCAGCAGCTTGTAAGCCAGCGTCTTGTAGAGTGTCAGTTGACCATTCATGCAAAGTTTGTGACGCTTTGCTCTTGCCGATTGACGAGATGAACGGTGTCATGTCACGAGAGATGTTTGAAATATAGTTAGCCAGATCCTCTCTCAAAGAATTCTGATTACTAGTTGTAAAGTTTGTAGCCATTTTTATTTACCTGTATTAAGGGTTAACGGTCTCCAAACAGACTATCAATAGCATTGTCAAAGAGAACTTTATCGTCCCGTTCACTTCCCCTGCCTTTAGAGATCTTCCGCCTAGATTCCTCAACCCTATTGGATTTTTTAGTTGCTGTAGAACTCGACTTCTTCGTTGGAACTCTTTTAACGGGAGCCTTTTTTCGTTTGGCTGTCCCCTTAATAGAGCTTTCTGCTAATCTTCTGAATCCATCAATAGCTCTCACCATCATTGGATCTGTCATGGTATCCACCATCCGCTCGTCTAAACCAATATTAATGGCAAACTGACGATTGGCTTGAGCAACATCAGGAGACCAATCAGGAATCAGTTCAGGAACTACTTCATTGAAGTGCTCCACCTGTTTCGAGAAATGCTCTTGTTGTTGCTGTCCCATTTGTTGGGACATACCGTGCATTAGATTATCTCTGCTTGCCTTTCTTGATCCGTACTCCTCTTTGGCTTTGTTAAGTTGATTGTTCAACTTTCCTGCCTCAAAGTCATCGTCTGCATAGGCTTTGTCAACTTTACTTTGAAGCGCTTTAAGAACTCTTATATCCTTAGCATCTTCTTGATTAATTAGTTGAGCGTTAACTTGTGCATAGATCTCAGCCTGCTGACTTGCAGCTTCCAACGCTTTAGCGTGTTCTGCCAGTTCATCCCCTTTTTTCGACTGACTCTGTTTTGTTTGATAATTAGCAACAAGCTCTTCCATAGAGACTTCACCCATCTCACCGTCAATCTTAACCGGCACCATGAATTCCATATCTACTTCTGCTGCTTCATCCGACTCTTCTGTTTCTTCTTCTTGGGTAGCGTCCTCAGACTCATCCTCATCTTCCACTTCTTCGTCGTTATTATCTCCCTCTACTTCATCAACTGTATCAGCGTCCTCGTCAACAATGGGATTATCGTCTTCAAGTCTTTCTGTCGTTTCGTCAAGTTCTTGGGTAGCTGTATCAGGTTCAAGACCTAATACTTCATCCGCCAACGAGTCAAAATCGAAATCAGCAACTGACGACTCATCCGTACGGGTAGCTTCGTTATTTGTTTCTGACATTTTATCTCCTATAAAATAAGAGAGTTTATCACAACTCTCTGTCATCAATCATTCATCAAAGGTTTGTAATAAAACCTCTATTTATTTTTCTTACAGTTCTTCCCGTGCCATCTGTTGTACACAGGTTGCTTTGTTACTTCTCCACAAACCTCACACTCAATCATCTTATCGTTACCTGTTGGGGTAATCATATTCTCTAGGTTTGCCTTTGTCGCTAACAGGGTGTTAACATCTGAAGCATAAACGTTCATGTTCCTTCCAATTGAAAGAGCCTTTACATTTGCTGCTAACTGTGTCTCCACTCTAGATAGAGCTTGTTCTAACATTGCCTTGTCATACATTCATCATTCTCCTTTGGCGTTTTTCTGTTGTAGTACTTTATTGTCTTTTGCCGTAATAGCTCTTTCTATATTACTAATTACAGCGCCTTGGCTAATAGCAACTTTATAAATAAACTCTCGTGTTTCTACTTCATAGTGCTTGGTATCAAGCCACTGCTTAAATAGATCATTAAGTATATCTTCTGTTACCATAACCATAGTATCTTTTAACTCAGTGCACTGGTACCCTTTATTAAGGGTACGTTGGGCATCATCATATACAGATACTTTTTTTGGTTTCCCATCCGAACCACGTTTATGGTCCGGATGTCTTTTGTAATCTGTCATCAATCATCTCACATTTAATTACATCATTGGAGGTTGTTCTGGCCCCTGCTGTTGTTGCATCTGTTGTTGCATCTGCATCTGCTGCTGAGCTTGTTGCTCCTCCACCTTTTCCTGCTCCTCTGTGTCTTGATATAAAGACATAAAGTCCACAGGCTCTTTCTGAGGAGGCACTGCCCCCTCTGTTCCTTCTGCCTTAACCTTAAGTTCTGCCCACTCTCTATTAGAATCATCAGCAGCCTGAAGTAGTTGACGTTTGTTGTCAATCTTCTTGTTGTCAGCTTCTGCTTTGATAAGACTAATGTTTGCGGATTTAGTTCCAAGATCAAGATCGATATTCTCTTGCTCTGCTTGCTCACGTATCTGTTGCTTCTGCTGTTGCATCTGCTGAGACTGCTGTTGTGCCTGTTGAAATTCTTGAGAACTAGGGTCGTTAAGGAACCTTGTAGGATCCATACCCATATTCTTAAGAATGTCCAAAGCCAAGTTATAAGAAGCCATTGGATTAATATAAGCTTCTGATGTAGGGCTTTGAGCCATTTGAGGAAGTAGCTGAGATATTTGCAATAACTTCTGACCCAATGATTGGTTTGAGTTATCACCAATATTTGCGTCAACATCTAGATCCATATTAGCAGGAAGCATTTGTAACTCCTGAGGAGATACCGAAGCATATCCTTCAGTGCTCTTGTACCTAGCAGGATTCTTAATGTTTCTCTTCATCTCTCTTAGCACACCACGACACAGATCTTTAATACCTGTCTCAACGAAACGTCGAGCGATATGTTCGATACGGATCTGTGCAGCATTCTGAGCGCCAGACATCTTAGCCTCTGAGTTTCCTGATACATATAATGTATCATTAAGACCCATAGCTGTCTTAGTAAGACCAGTAGACTGCTCTTTCTGTAGACCTAAGAACTCAAGCATACCTGCAGTACCAGAACTAATTGGCTCTGGTTGGATCTGTTGAACAGCTCCTGCCGGACTACCATTAGTTGGAATGATCTGCTTAGGCACTGGGTTCTGTAGCGCTTGAAAGTCGACCACATTAGGATCGGCTAACGTTCTGCCATAGTTGCCAAAGTACACGTTCTCTACAAATCCACGAAGGATTGCTGTAGTAGCTTGTGTCTGAGGGCGAGCCATATCAAGAAGTGAAAGACCGTAGAACTCGTGTGGAATCTCGATTGGATTAAGCACACCTACTGGAATGTAAGATACATCGTCCTCTTCAAGAATCGTTGAGCCTGCTTTGATAACATGCTTAAGCTCAGCAATGCCATCTCTATCTCTATCTGTTCTCAGCCAACATTCAACTACTGTTATGCTGATATTCGCCTCGTCTTCCTCGCTGTCATCTTTTGCCAGCCAGTTATCAATACCTGCGGCATCCCTACGAGCAAATGCTTCGTTAGACCAATTAGAGCTTTTTAGACTAGACTCCTCACCGATATCACTAAGGTCGCCTTTAAAGTCGGGCCATGCTTTTCGGATATCTGAACGACTCATCTCTGTGATAATACCAACGAACGTAGCATCACTAATGCTGGTTGCGTGTCTGTCTATCAGAAAAGACTCTGGTGGTATGTTGCGTAGCTTAACGCCAGACTTGTCCACCTTCCTACGAAGTCTTACATCGTTATATATAACTGATGTAGTTCCGTCAGGATTCACAGAAAGATCCACCTGAAGGTTTAAATCTCCAATGATCTCTAGCTCTGGATCTGCAAGTAACTGGTCAAGGACTTGTTCTTGTACTTCTTCGTACTCTTCTACAAGATAGTCATAGTCCTCTTCCCAACCCCACGTGATGGCACTGTTACCGAAAACAACTGCTGATTTAACCCAAGTGGACAGCTTCGACCAACCGTCTGGGTTAGAGTTGAACAAACAATAATTGACTACATCCGATGCAACTTGGGAGGCTTTTATAGCAGCCATTTCGTTGCTGTATGGGACGAACAATGCTAGTTTATTGTTGTCTAATAGTAACTTGGTTAACAGTGCCGTATATCCTTCAGCTATCTCAGCTGAATCAGATGATACGATTTTAGATACACCCTGTGGTGCTAAATCACCTTGGGGTTCTAAACTCATTTCGTAGATCGCATTCTCTCTACGCTTGCTCATGTCCGATGATCCAGTATAGCCACCTGCAGAATTCCGCATATGGCGGTCTATAGATTGGACTAACATGTCATCAGAGATCTTTTCAATTTTATCTTTCATTCTCGCTCTCTCTATTTAGGTAATAACCAATGGCATCTCTCTGCCTTTCTCTTCTTGATCCAGCTTGTGGCATGAAGTCATATATGCCTGCGGCTGGGTTAAGTGTTCTTGCAATATATCTAGCCCACCTTTCAGAAGGGCTGTTCATATACTGTCTGTGGGATATCTTTTGACGCCCATGCTCTGTAAAGCTAGGGGTATTGTCATAGGTTTTTATAGTGTTTTCATATGCTGGGTCTGACAATGATATTGCAGTTGCTTCAGCCAACTCCCTGAACTTTGCAGGATCTGAACCGAACCTTGCTATATTGCCGGGGTTGTTCATAAACCTTTCGGTTAGGGCTTTTCTCTTAGCATTAGACTTTTCAAAGTGTGCTATTCTCCCTATAGCTTCAGGATTTGAACCGTAACCAAAGGCAGTGCTAGGTTGTGGCCTAGTTCTTGCCCACCTATCCCAAGAGTCTCTCATTGCATTAAACTCATAGTTTGCATGAAGGGTGTCCGTACCAGCAGCCCATGGAGTCTCTCCACCAAAGTATCCGTATCCAGTTATACTGCTATCCAAGCCTTGTTGATACAACTCAGGGCTTGTAAGCCACTTGTCTACGGGTTTCCTATAGAAGTCAAACTCATCAAGCTTAGTGTTATACTTTTCAACTTCAGCCTCACTGCGTGAAAACTCATCGTAATCCATAATCCCGCTCGCATCTGGCTGTGGTATAACAACCTTCTTCTTCTCAATAGGAGGACCACCAAACAAGTTATCATATAGATGACCAGTTTCATGACCTATTGTTGTATCATAGTGCCTGCTATTTCCAACATCTACACCAACAAGGTTGGTGTCTTGGCCTATCTCTTTTAAATGCTTCTGACTGTAAACACCTTGATACTCAAGGTCAGGCCAAAAACTTTCATTAAACGAGTCACTATCTCCAAAGATTGTGGGCTGGTTTAAGAATAAGTTTTCAGCAGGAACCCCTAAAGTCTTAGACAAGTTAGCTATATACTCCTGAAGCTTGGCGGGGTTTTCTGACACCACTCCAATGTTGTCTCCTACCGAGGACGTAAGCCACGGTAGGCTGTCTGCAACTGTTGCCATACTATCTCCTTATAACCATTTGGTATCTTCTTGTAGGTAAGTTGGGTTTATCTCACCCCAGCTAAACGCTCTGTTTGTTAAAGCGTGACCGTGTGTTCTATAGGCCTCGCAAGTTATTGCTAATGACATTACCATATCGTCGTGATGTCCTACCGATGCTTCCGCCTTACCACCTTCAGTAATAATAAAGGTACGGAGTTCATTAAGGATACTTTGGCATGGGATCATAATATCCTCGTCCTCAATCATACGTCTAAGATTAGAGATGATTGGAGGTCTAGTAGATACTGTGGTCTTAAAGCCTAAGTGATTGATATTGTCACTCACCGTATTAGCTGTCTTTCTTTGTTGATAGATGTTTGGATAGTTCATTCCGAATAGCTGCTGAACTGTCGCTAAACCTACCGAGTTACTTTCAGGGATTATAAGAGAGTTGTTATACCACCGACCAAGATAAAATAACATCTTACCAAATCGTACTGGGTCTATTACATTACTTCTATAGACGGCACATACCTCTCTCTCCGCACTTAATACCGTAGCTACCGAGTAGTCACCGCGTACACCAAGTGCAACGTCAGCTCCGATAATATATTTTTGATCTCTATCTGGCGCTTCCCAAACTTTTAACGACCCTTCCTCCGACTCATCAAACGAACTGAACACGTCGTTAAAGTCTCGAATAGACTCAGGAGATCTCGGTAAATACTTATCGAGAGTTTCCTTACTAAAGACGGACGATCCTGATTGTATGAAGGACTCCTCTGCCGTAAAGGGGTACTCTTGTTTAAAAGTTGAACTTGAAGTTTCAGATATTTTGATCCGTCTCCAATATAACTGTGCTTCATCTAAGTCGTATTCCTCTTTAAGTTTTTTTTCTTCAAGGGCTAACTCCAGACCTACAGGAGACTCTAGTCGATACTCATCCTGTAGGAACCAAGGAACGAACAGAGGTCTGAAGATACCTTCACCTTTCTCTGCTTTATTCCAAAGGTCGTAGTAGACACCTTGAGCACCATTCGAGGTGCTATTAATAATAATTATGCTACCCGGGAGTAGCGCGATTGATTGGAACATACCCGCTAAGATACGTTCACCGTTCTGCCAGAACGCAGCCTCATCAGCCAGAAGGCAAGTATTAGTTGTACCTCGTCCGGGATTCTCCGCACCAGCAGTCCACACACGATACTTACTGCCGTTCTTACTGAATGACATTTCACGTACGTTAGACTTATCTAGTACTGGCTGGAGTTCTTTAGGAAGTTCCGCCCAGAATGTCTGAGACATACTGAAGATACTTTCTGTGGTTGGCTTGTCTAGCGAGATGACTACTGATCTAGTATTCCCATAGAAAAGGGACCTATGAAATATGTAGGCAGATGCTATCGTAGAGAAACCGGCTTGTCTATATTTCGATATAATCGAACGAACATAGCCAGTCTCTTCCATTTGTTTCTCAAAGTCATCAACAACAAGTGTCTGAGCACTATTGAGCTTTAACGATATTAATCCTAATGAAGCGTCTTTCGGATAAATCTTGAGGCAGTCCTCAATGAATTCTTTTGGGTTCTCTTTCCAGAACTCCCACTTCTTCCGCTTTTCAAGTTCAACTAACAGCTTAGCGGCTTCTTTGGTATTTCCCATAAGGGCTCCGTTTAATTAGTACGGGGTGAATTGATTGTCAGGCGCATACGGTCTTCCTTGCCATCTAGGGTCAGGGAATTGATTGTTAGGCGCATATGGGCTTCCTTTCCATCTAGGGTCAGGAGTGAATTCTGGGGCTGGACCCGGTAGTGGTATCATTGGTGACACATCCCAAGGGTTTGGGTGATGGTAAGGTAATGGTCTCATTGGGTTGGGGTTAAATTGGCCCTGCATTTGACTGACTGGTGTTGTAATCTGTGACATTGCTTCTGTTGGGTGTCCCCATACGTTACGTGTAATTCCTATTGGCATATCTATCTCCTAGTGTTTGTGACTATCAGCTTCTTCTTTAGTAAGCTCTAGTAGTCTGTTCATCAACTCACTCTCTGACATATCCTCAGCTTTCTCTTCAGTAGCTGTCTTGGCGTCTTGAGTAGGTTCAATGTATTTGTTAGCTTCAGTGATGGCCTTAATAGCCATTGCATCACCTGCAGCCGTTTGTTGTGCAAATTGTCTTTGTGCGATCTGTGCAAGCATCTCACCGGGAGATAACCCTGCGACTTCTTCAAAAGCCTCTTTAGTCAATCTGATTTTATTTTTGGAACCAAGTGGGCGTCCTTTAGGATTACCCGATACCCCCGGTTTCCATGCATATTTCTTTAAGTGCCCTGCCGGATCATCTTTATTGGGCATTAGTCCTCCCTTTGCCATTCTGGATCTAAGTGCCAGATATTTGTAGGTTTGATATCCTTATACGTGGGGGTTTCCCCAGTATAGTATCTGGATCCATCGTTCTCAGGGTTATTACGAACATATTGTTCAAGACCCCTTGTCTGACTCTCTATGTAATCAGGAATAAGATTCCAAGCACCGGTTGCATAATCTCCGACAGATAGTCTATCAGACTTACTTAACAGATTAATCTCATTAAGCTTCTGTGCCGCAGCAGTATTTGCTACTCTGCCATAAGAAGGATTTAGCCAGTTAAGAAACTCCGTGGCTTGTATTCCACGACCCCTTGCTTTAAGCTGCTTCTTCAGTAATTTTTGCGCCTGCTCATTTACAATCTCTTTAGCTTTTCCGGCAACGTCATACCACTTAGTATCTAGATCTGTTGGTATAAGTTTTGGATTCCATACACCTGTTCCGGGCTTGCTTGCGCCTTTCTCTTGAGTATCTAAGTAGTAGTTACCAATGTCTAGTGCATAAGAACCAAGGGTATTATCCTTAGGTTTTGGGGTTATACTGTTGTGCCATTTAGTTCCCATTATACCCTCCTAAAGGGCCAAAGGCTAGGTCAGGGTTAAACTGGTCCCAATTGTAGTGCGTTGCTCCGCCAGACAAAAAGCTTTGCTGCATGTTGTCGTACTGTCTACGCGCCTCTGGTAGCGACGTTCCGCCGTCAGCTAAGGTGTTGGACTGGTATGCCAAGGCCGCCCTATCTCTAGGCCCAGACTTCATAAGCTGGTCCTGATAGTTTTCTGACATTAGGTACCCGCCCATCATTACATCAACAGGGCTACGCAACATCATATAGTTTTTGGCGTAACTTGGGGTGTTTGCTATAAGCTTCTGTACTTTAGTTGGTCCCGATGCGATCTTGTTAGCCGCAGCATTGTTCTTTGCGAAACCGCTCTTAGTTGTAGAATCTTTAGACACCCACTTTCTTGCGTTTTCGTTTAGCCTTTCATTTGTACTTGGAGGCCCTTGCCATATAGTACCCTTACTTGGAGGGTTGGACATAGCTAATCGCTGAATCCTATCCAACCCTGTATTTGCCTTTATTGGTTTAGCTACGGGTTTTGGTTTTACCTGATAGGGGCTGCTTGGGATTCCTCCACGAACGCCTTGGGGTTTGACCGACTTATGAGTTTTCATTTTTCCATATATATTTGCCATGTTATCCTCCCCAGAACAATGGTTTAATGTAATCAAGAGTGTCTTTTCCAGAGCCGTCTTCATTTAGCATTTTGTTTCCATATGTAGCCCATCCTTCTCTTGGCCCATACGTCTGTTCAGGATTGAACTGGTTATAATTATAATGTGTTGCCCCGCCAGATAGGTAGCTTTGCTGCATATCTCCGAACGCTTTTTGAGCCTCTGGTCTTAACGCTCCAGTATTTCTCATATATGAGTTTACTCCTAGCTCTTCTGGATCCTGCCTTCTAACCATTGCGTTCTCGGCATTCATTCCACCAAGAACAAGGTCTGATACAGCCCATGGAGTTGCTACACGTGATGCTACCTTTTTAATTGTGTTCCAGACGGTGGGCATGGTGTACTTTATAGCTCCAAGTCCAGCGCCAGTTGCGGCTGCAGATTCTCCAAAGCCAAGTCCAGCTTTCTCTCCGATCATTAATCCAGCTTCTGCCGCCTCTGCCGCGCCACCACCTAGAACTCCTAAACCTGCAAGTGTAAGTTTTTTAAGTTTTGACGCCCCTTTTGTTGCATCAGCGTTCATACCTTCATCAACGTATTGTTGTGGAAGCATGTTTGCGTTATATATACTACCTGTAGGGTTCATTCCGCCTGCGGATGCTTGTGGCTTAAGAGGTGGATTAAGGCCAGCCTGTACAAGCTTCTCATCCATAGAGGGCCCTTTTACTGAGTTAGGGTTGTACTCATTTAAAAGCATAGTAATAGCAGCTGGAGGAATACCTAACGCCCTCAGTTTTCCAACTGAGGCTGTTATATCGCCGCCACTAGTCATTTGTTGAATAGCTTGGTTAGCGGATTCCCGAAGCTCCGGGGTAAGACCCATGCCATGACGGCTCTCAAGAGCCTCCCAGAAACTATTTTTAAATGCCTGATCTCTACCACTTTCTTGCGCTTGTAAATACTTAGTTGCGCCCTCTAGTGTTGGGCCTTGGTTTACGTCACGAACAACGCCTTGACTGTCCGTAACCCAGTTCGGAGTATGAGTATTCGAGAGACCTATTTCTCCGCTTGGATGGATGACTATTTCCCCATCTTTAGCGAGGGTCTGCATCAACACTTGTTGATCCTGCGGTAAGTCTACGTAGTTGCTACCAACAAATTCTTCGGCAACATCGTAGCTGGACTCTGGAATGCCATGCGATTCCATTAACTCCATTAACTGGTCCCTTGTTAATGATTCTCCATAATTTGCATCTATTGCTTTTATATAATCGTAAACCGAGAGTTTAGATCCTTTAATATTTTTGCCTTGTGCTAAGATCTCAGACATTCCGCCGCCTTTGCCGGGGTCTGCCATCCCGCCTAGGCCCATAACTTTATCGCTACCTCCAGCAATAGTTATATGCGGAAGGTTTCCAGCAGCCCTTTCGCCCTTAGTAGTCTTGTTATGCTTTTTCTCAAACGCCCCTTCAAAAGCATCCTCCATGTCGGCAGTTGTCTGCATACTGGCAAGTTTTTTTGTAGGAACCAAGGTTGCATTGCCACCAGTTATATTTCCTAGCTTCCCATATTCAATATCTCCATCCAGTGTAAAGAAGCCAGCTCCAACCATCCTAGTAAGTCTTTGCAATTCTTTAGCATCACCGTCAAAATCAGCGATTGTTGCGGCACCTGTAGGGTCTGCTGCTATATTGTGCGCCATGTTGACGTCGCCCATAAACTGACTTCTTTCCGAGTCTATGTTTGAAATCTGGTCATCAAGGCTATCTCCATATCCGAATGATGCACCTTCAATCATACTCCCTTCGTTGACATCTGGTCCTGATTTAAGCACACCTCTAGGGTCGTTTTTGACATCATAACTGATATCTCCGGACTCTACCATCTCTTTGAATAAATCTGTGAACTCGCTAGTTTCCTCTATTTGTTTTATGCTTTGGCCTGCCCAGTAAGAATAAGGATGGCCCGGAGCTAATGCTTTTAGTGGTTTACTATCTCCTGAAGCATTGTATCGCTGGTCTTGTCTTAAAAGAAAAAGCTCCTTAAAAGCCTCTGGATTTTTACTGGCAACGTCTGGATCAACGGCTACGTTCAGCCAGTCCAATCTCTTTAACACTTCGTCCGTAGAGAGCTCAATCCCTTTTTGTTTTCTTATTTCGGAAGCCCATTCGGTGATATCAAACGGCCTAGCACCCTCTGTATATAGATTATCCCAAATCTCTGGGGTAAAATCTATACCATGTTCGATATGCTTGTTATAGTATTGCTTAGCAGCCCTTAGCTCTACATCCTTTAAGACCGGATTTATGTCAGATCCAGCGGATGACTGTTGCTTTTTTACGTGGTCAAGCCACTGGTTTAAGTCTCCATAAAAAGACTGCCCACCATCATATGATTCTGTCACTGGTGCTATGGATTTTTTTCCTGCCATAATGTTTTCCTTTTGTGTATTATTGGAGTACCCCCTCGTTTCGGTAAGTACTCTCTCAGTCGTGTGTGTGTGATATATATATAGATA